TGTATAAGTACAACATGGGCGGCACTGTTCCGCGTGAGACTACGATTGGCGGCCAGCGTCACAACTTAGCGTACATCAATCCTTTCGAGGAGGACTTGTTGAACACTCAGTACCGAGGCGGTGAGGGTCAATCTGTACCACCGAATGTCGGTCCTGGGGGCGTTCCAGCTTATAACCCTAACGACCAAGGTCAAAAAAACGTCAGGCAGACACAATCTTTTAAGTTCGGCACTTCCGGCAGCAACCGGGATGAGCACGACAGACGAGCAGACCGCGCCATTGCCGAGAGCCAAGCTCGAACAAACCAGATGTATGCAGACTTAGCCGCTGTTTCTAGCAATAGCAACACCGATAGCCCCGCAGCGGCACCCGCCGCAGCAACAACCACAGTAAGACCTCAAGCAAGGCCTGTTAATTTTAATAACCCCGCGGATGTGTCATCCAAAGGCGGGTCAGCCACCTCCGGTCCCTCGGCCAAGGAGCTTGCCGCCGAAGAAGCCAAAAGAGTAGCGCGGAAGCGCACGGGCCTAGAGGCACTTGGGAACGCCCTTACGCCTGGCGACGGCATGAGATATAATGCTGCGGGTGCCCTTGTTTATGAAAGTTCCCACGAAAACTACGACCCCAACAACCCCAACAAACTTGTTAGTGCCAACGAAACAAACTCCTTTGGAATTAAAGTTGGCATGGCTAACTCCAACGCCAATGACGCCACCCCTGGACAATTTAACCAAGGCATAGGCTCTGGGATCAAGACGGACTTGGACATGGGTTTCGCTGCGGGTTTCGGAACCCCAGAAGAACAGATACAGCGGTTGGTACTAGCGGGCTACGACCCGGAAGATGCCGCTGCGTATGTTGCCAGAACGCAAGACACGATGGCTCGAAACGCAGCTAACCCTATGCAGATGGGCGACGGAGACGGAGATTCGCAAGCGGGCGTCGGAGTAGGGGGCATTGACCCTTTCGCGTTTACTGGCGGCGGCGGCACCCCTGGAAAGGCGGCTGCCGATCCTTGCCCCGAGGGTTTCATAATGGATCCTGCGACCAACGCCTGTGTGCCTATGGACGATACAAACAGCGGCTACCTTGGATTACCGAGTTACGTTACGCCGGACCCCAGCGTTCCACTTACGGACTTTTCTCAGCCCGCGGTCCTTGGACAGCCTAACTTACAGCCATACGCTCCGATTAGTTCTGGGACCGGCGGCAATTTCATCCAAGGCTCCAACCGGAATAACTTCAACCAAGGCGGCCCTGTTGGTGGGATCATGGATCTGTTAAGGTAGTGAACTTACAAGCTCTACCAGAGGAAGCCTTAAAAGAAATACTAGCCTTAACTGAGGCTCGAAAGAACATGGACTTGCGTGAGAAGGCTCACGACAACTTCATGCCGTTTGTTCATCATGTGTATGACAACTTCATCGAGGGCCAGCACCACCGTGTGATTGCTGAAAAACTTGAGGCCGTGGCCCGCGGAGAGCTCAAGCGTTTGATTATTAACATGCCTCCTCGGCATTCTAAGTCTGAGTTTGCAAGTTACTTGATGCCTGCTTGGTTTCTGGGCAGGAACCCAAAGCTAAAAATCATCCAAGCTACACACAATACGGAGCTTGCGGTACGGTTTGGACGCAAAGTGAGGGACTTAATTGATGACCCTGAGTACAAAACTATCTTCCCTGAGACAAACCTTAAAGACGACAACAAGGGCGCGGGTAAATGGGGCACTGACAAGGGCGCGGAGTACTTTGCGGCGGGTGTTGGGGCTGCGATTACGGGCCGTGGTGCTGACTTGCTGGTCATTGACGACCCTCATTCGGAACAAGATGCGTTAAGCGAGACTGCATTCGACCACGCATACGAGTGGTACACCTCTGGGCCCCGTCAGCGTCTCCAACCTGGCGGCTCGATCATCATTGTTATGACAAGGTGGGGAAAAAAAGACTTGACAGGGCGATTATTGGCCCAGCAGGGCAGTGATGTCATGTCTGACAAGTGGGATGTGGTGGAATTTCCTGCAATTCTGCCCAGTGACAAGCCACTTTGGCCGGAGTTCTGGGATAAAGACGCATTATTGTCGATCAAGGCGTCTTTGCCTGCTAGTAAGTGGAACGCGCAGTGGCAACAGCAGCCCACGGCCTCCGAATCAGCGATAATCAAGCGCGAATGGTGGCAAACGTGGGACCGTCCTACGATTCCGCCGTTGAAGTACATACTTCAGGCGTATGACACGGCGTTTTCCAAGAAGCAGACGGCTGACTACTCTGCAATCACGACTTGGGGGGTGTTTCAGCCTGAAGAAGGGGGCGCGGACCACGTTATTTTGATGGATGCGCGCCGTGGCAGGTGGAATTTCCCTGAATTAAAGGAGGTTGCCTTTGAGGAGTACGAGTATTGGGAGCCGGATATGGTGTTGGTGGAGGCGAAAGCGACGGGTACACCGCTCATTGACGAGTTAAGGTTGCGCGGTATACCAGCATTGGGCTTCTCACCGGGCAAAGGAAGTGATAAGGTAACGAGGATGCACATGGTTGCGCCGTTGTTTGAAGCGGGTATGGTATGGGCACCGGAAGACAAGAAGTTCGCTGATGACGTGATTGAGGAAGTAGTTTCGTTTCCTAATGGTGACAACGATGACTTCTGTGATAGTATGACGTTGGCACTTATGCGTTTTCGTAGGGGTGGTTTTATCTCTCTGGCTGGAGAGGACGACCAGGAAGACGAATGGAGGCCCCGTAAACGGGAGTATTACTAATGGCATTACCACCTAACATGGTCGCACCGGGGCTTGACCTGGATGACACAGCGGGTCTTCCCGACGTAGAAGTTGCAATTGATGCACCGATGGAGTTTCCAGGCGGGGCTGAAGTTATAGAGGATGGCATGGGGGGCGCGACTGTCCAGCCCATGAACTTCCAAGAAGAGATGATGGCTCAAGAGGAGTTGATTCCGTTTGACGCTAACCTAGCAGAGTTCATGGATGAGGGCGATTTAGGCGCGTTATCCAGCGAATTACGGGGTTTATACGAGGATGACCTAGAATCACGGTCCGAGTGGGAAGAGGCGTATGTCAAGGGGCTTGACCTGCTTGGCATTAAGATGGACGAGCGGTCTACTCCGTTTGAGGGCGCGTCTGGTCTTACTCACCCGTTGGTTGCGGAAAGTGTTACACAGTTTCAGGCTCAAGCGTACAAAGAGCTACTGCCTTCGGGCGGCCCAGTTAAGACTGGCGTGTTGGGGGCTAAGACCCCAGAGCGGGAAGCGCAGGCTACTCGCGTAAAAGACTTTATGAACTACCAGATTACGGAAGTTATGGAAGAGTATGATCCAGATATGGACCAGCTTCTGTATTATCTCCCGTTAAGTGGATCGACATTCAAGAAAGTTTACTTCGACGCTACTCGGCAGCGGGCTGTTGCTAAGTTTATTCCTGCGCAGGATTTGGTTGTACCTTATTCCGCGTCTGATCTGACCACGGCCAATCGAGTTACGCATGTTTTGCGTATGGATGAGAACGAAGTTCGTAAGTTGCAGGTCTCGGGCATGTACCGTGACGTTGACTTACAGACCTCGGACAATCTTGAAGAGAACCCTGTTCGCCAGAAGGTAAACGAGCTTGAGGGTTTATCTAAGAACTACAGCGAAGATGTGCTGACGATCCTTGAGATCCACGCTGATCTGGACATTGAAGGCTTTGAGGACATCAACCAAGAGACTGGTGAGCCAACTGGCATTCGTCTTCCGTACATTGTTACGCTTGACGAAAGCTCTGGGCAGATCCTTTCTATCCGCCGCAACTACGCAATGGACGATATGCTACGCCGCAAGCGGCCTTACTTTGTGCATTACAAGTTTACCCCTGGATTGGGGTTCTATGGCTTCGGAATGATCCATATGATTGGTGGCCTCGGCAGAGCCGCTACAAGCCTCCTACGACAGCTTATAGACGCTGGAACCCTAGCTAACCTCCCCGCAGGCTTTAAGGCCCGTGGAGTGCGTGTACGGAACTCTGACGAGCCGTTGCAGCCAGGAGAGTGGAGAGACATCGACGCGCCAGGAGGGAGCATCAGAGACGCTATTGTACCTCTGCCCTACAAAGAGCCATCAGCTACACTGGCTCAGATGCTTGGCGGTTTGGTTAACGATGGGCGTAGGTTCATCTCTCTGGCCGATCAATCTGTGTCTGATATGGGTAAAGACACCCCAGTAGGAACTACGGTTGCTATGTTGGAGCGCGGCATGAAGGTCATGTCAGCAATCCATAAACGGTTGCACTACGCTCAGAAGACAGAGTTTCGTTTGCTGGCGCGTATCTTCGCTGAAAATCTACCTCCGATGTACCCTTACGAAGTAACAGGTGCACCGCAGGAGGTTAAGGTCGAGGACTTTGACGCCCGGATCGACGTCCTCCCAGTCTCAGATCCGAACATCTTTTCGATGGCTCAGAGGGTTACTTTGGCCCAGACTCAGCTACAACTGGCTCAGTCGAACCCAGAGATGCACAACCTTCACGCCGCTTATCGTCGGATGTATCAAGCGTTAGAGGTGCAAAACATAGACGAGGTTCTACCACCGCCTCCACCACCACCGCAGCCTACTCCTCAAGATCCGGCCATGGAGAATGGTGGGATGCTTATGGGTCAGCCCCAGCAGGCGTTTCCAGAGCAGGACCACGAAGCTCACATTGAGGCTCACATGTCTCTTCTTTCACTGCCTATGGTACAGGAAGCTCCGCCGGTTATGGCGGGACTACACAGCCACATCTTGCAGCATATCGGCATGGCGGCCCGTGAGCGGGTGGACAGAGAGATGAAGTCCTTGGCGGAAGAAAGCACGATGCAACAGGTTGATCAGATGAAGGTCTCCATGGAAGAGCAAGGCCAGCAGTTACAACTTATGGTGCAGACTGGAGCTATTGATTCGGCCACGGCACAGCAGATGGCCCAGCAACAACAACAACAGATGCAACAACAAATGCAGCCTCCTGAACAGTTTGCTCCAGAGCAAGTTGAGTCTCGGGTTGCGCAGGTTGAGGTTGAGTTGATTAAAGCTCTTATGCCTATGATGACTGCGGGCACGGAGGAGGAGGATCCATTGGTTGGTATTCGCATGCAGGAACTTTCTATCAAGGAGATGGAAGCCCAGCATAAGTTAGCGATTGACCAAGCTAAGTTGGAACTTGACGGGATGAAGATCGAACAGCGGGCCGTGACAGACGCTGCTCGATTGGAGCTTCAAGAGCAGGTTGCCGATGATCGTAGCGATGTTAATCGAGAACGTATCGATGTTCAGCGTCAAGCGATGGAGCAAAGAAATGCCAATCAAACTGGAGAATAGTCAAAGGTTTCCTGGAGAGTTCTGAAGGCGTTAGAGCATGATTGAAGTATTGGCCCTTGCTGGTATGGTTACCAAGGTTGCTGGAAGCATAAGCTCTGCTATTAAAGCAGGCAAAGACATTAATGAACTTATGCCTGCCTTTGGAAAACTTGCTGAGATTGAATCCGAGATAAACCTAGCAGAAAGTGGAAAACATAAAGGTCCACTCAGCCGACTTAGCTCTTCAGAGCAAGAGGGTTTTGCCATCGCATCTGCACGTATGGCGCATAAGAAAGCCTTAGAGGAACTAAGGTCGTTGTGCAGAAGTGGCCCCACTGCGGAACCGGGGTTGTGGGATATGGTTGTTCACGAAACAGCACAGGCAAGAAAAAGACACAAACTTGCGTTGGAAGAACAAGCTGACAAACGCGACAAGATCTTTTGGATTATTTCTATAGTTTCTATTGGGCTTTTGATTGCGGTGGGTACAGGCGGTCTGATTTGGGGCGCGGCATTGTGGGCAGGGAGTAATAGGTAATGGATGAATTTACACGGGCGGATGTAAATAACAGCGGGGCCATCGAGAGAAATGAATGGGCTTTGCTTGAGTTAGATGACCGGCGCAAAAGGATCGATGACGAAGACCTGAAGCGCAACGCCGAGCGGCGCTATACAGGGTTCGCACTAGCAGGGATGTTGATTTACCCGTTTATTATCCTGCTGGCGTCTGTGCTGGGATTTGACAAAGCGGCTTCTCTTATAACAGATATAGCTAGTGTATACGTTATTGCGGCCAGCGGAGTTGTTGCTGCGTTTATGGGCTTTAATGCTTACTCCGCCAAGGCCGACAACAAGAAGGCTTCTGTGTCCTATGACGATAGGGTGATAGAAAAATGAATTTAATACAGGGTAACGTGACCATAAAGGAGATAGTGTAATGTCTAAGCCGATTAAAAAAGTTATAAAGGGTTTGAAGAAAGCTTCGAAACTCCACGCGGGCCAAGCTAGGACTTTGCAGAGAGTGTTGAGGACAAACAAGACCGTTAAGAAATGAGCCTGTTTAGTTCTTTAATAGGTCCAGTTACAGGGATCCTTGACAAGGTTATTCCTGACTCTGACATGAAAGCCAAGCTGGCGCATGAGATAGCGACCATGTCCGACACCCACGCCCAGCAAGCCCTGTTAGCTCAGTTGGAGATCAACAAGGCTGAAGCGGCGTCTGGTAGCTTGTTCAAGGGCGGATGGCGCCCGTTTGTGGGGTGGATATGTGGGTTTGCGTTGCTGTACCACTTCATACTTTGCCCGTTGATTATATTTGTGGTAACCATTTCGGGAGCAGAAGTACCACCGCTCCCTGAGTTTGACATGGGGAGTCTGATGACAGTGTTGTTAGGTATGCTTGGAATTGGCGGTTTAAGAACCTACGAAAAGAAATCTGGGTTAACTAAGTAAGGAGTTTACAAAATGAAATGGTTATTGGCTTCTTACTGGTGGATGCTGTTGACGGGGAAGAAGGCCCCGTCCAAACGCGGACGACCCAAAGGTTCTAAAAACAAACCTAAAAAACGAACTTATAAAACAAAGCCTAAGTAATGTGGGTGTTGGTCTGGATGCAGTTTGTTGTGGGCGTACCTTTGGAACACTTTCAATTAAACAGCTTTGAGAGTAGAACGGTATGTGAACTGTACAAAGAACAGGCGAAGGTTATGGTAACAAGTAACAATATGGCGGTTGCTTGTTTGAACGTGAGGATAGAACAATGACTTTTAAACTAAGTGCACGGAGCGAGGGCAAGCTGGAGGGCTTAGATCCACGGCTTGTCGCGGTTGTTAAATCGGCTATTCATAGATCCAAGATCGACTTTGGCGTGATCTGTGGTATGAGAACCTTGGAAGAACAGCGAGAGCTTGTTGAGAAGGGCGCATCACAGACGATGAAGTCCAAGCACCTACAGGGCTATGCCGTAGACCTAATGGCTTATATTGGCTCCAGGGGAAGCTGGGAACTCAATTTGTATGATGATATAGCAGACGCTATGGCTGAAGCTGCTAGGGAAATAGATGTCCCCATCAGGTGGGGCGCGGCATGGAACGTGTCTAACATCGCTCAGTTTACTGGTGACATGGAAGATGCTATGAATCACTATATCGATGAAAGACGATCACAGAATCGCAGACCGTTTATAGACGGACCACACTTTGAACTTATGGTTTAGGAGATTATTATGGACTTTAGCGAAAGATTTACCGCAGAATTAAACAACAAGACCCGAACTCCTAAACAGATGGTCTCGTTTCTTAACGGCGTAATTAAAACTTCTGAGAAACAAATCGGCAAGCTAATGAGTGATGCTAAAACTTCCACTGTCACTAACAACAGTGAGGATGGCCCACAGCGTTCTACTAAAAGGGACGACGCTAAAGAAAAAAAACAAGTGGTTACACAAGCCAAGAAGCTACGCGCTGAAGCTAAAAAAGAGGTCAAAGGAACTGCGGGTAAAAGAAACGCTTCTACCGGAAGAAAGAGTAAGGGAGCAAGAAGTGCTAGAGGCGGCGGCGGCGGCGTACACGATATAACCAGCTCAAAGATGCGAAGACCATCAGGTGGAAATCCACTTGCCCATGGTTCACTTGGTACAAGTAAAATATTTTAGGAGAATTGACATGAGTAGTGCCCCTGCGAAATCAACACGACCCAAATCACGCAAGAAGAAAAAACTGACTGATATTGATAAAGCGGTCATTGAAGCTATGAATTATGGCCGCCCTAGTGGGACTGTTTACATTGACGACACTGGTGAGGAACGTACGCCTGAGAGCGATTTTAAAGACGGTGGCCTCGTAGGCAACCAAAGTAAACTTGATAAGAACAACGATGGACAAATATCTGGAGCGGATTTCAAAATGATGAAGAACGGCGGTAGAGTTAAAGTCAAAGGCATGGCTAAAGGTGGCCGTGTCAAAGCTAAAGGCATGGCTAAAGGTGGCCGTGTCAAAGCTAAAGGCATGGCGATGGGCGGTAAGGTCAAAGCTAAAGGCATGGCGATGGGCGGTAAGGTCAAAGCCAAAGGTATGGCAATGGGCGGTAAGGTCAAAGCCAAAGGTATGGCAATGGGCGGTAAGGTCAAAGCTAAAGGTATGGCAATGGGCGGTAAGGTCAAAGCCAAGGGTATGGCGATGGGTGGTAAGGTCAAAGCCAAGGGTATGGCGATGGGTGGCCGCGTAAAAGCTAAAGGCGCGGCGATGGGCGGCGCAGGATTCGGCGCGGCTCGTTCTTCAGGAAAAGCGATAGTAACCTATTAATGGCCTTTCTACAAAGTAACATCCCGCACTTTAAGTGCTGGGTGCGGCGTGAGTACACACACAACCATACTGCGTACCACGGAGAGTTTTTACATGCGATGGCGATTGGCGTCACCACCATGCCGAACCGATGCCTGAGTTTTCAGGTGATTTTCACTGGCTGCGAAGCGGACATCGAGGGTGTACCTAATGTCCACGGCGGAGCTATGTGGGCGAGAATGCCCATTACGGCCTTAGTAGGGGACACTCCATTTGAAGAGTGGCCGGAACCGATGCCTGTTCATGCTGCGCAACCTTGGGACTGCTCGTCCCACACGCATGCTGTGTATCAAATGGACCGAGCTACTCCTTGTCCCTGGCTTGCAAAGGTCGGCAGCGAGTTCTATCCCGCCAAGTACATGTTTACTGTAGACTATACGGATAGCGAGATTGCGGATGATCCTGCCCAGCATAAACAAAGTCATGTGCTAGAGTTGTTGGACGCGGGAGAGTACACAGGAAATATTGTGGCGTTGCCTAATAACCGTGTTCGTGTAACCCATCCAGCGTGGTTTGAAACTGGGCAAGGTGCCCCTGACTTCCGTCCATCTCAGAACATACACTACTCTAAGTCTGATCTAGATTATACGTTAGATGTTAATCAAATCTTTGACAACATTTACAACGATACAGAGGAGGAGGTTTAATGGACCTTGTAGACTTTTCGACATACATGTATAAGCTACTACGAGAGCGCGAACAAGATATTGCAAGTGCTCTTGCGCATGACTCTGCCAAAGACTGGGAGAGTTACAAACTTATGGTAGGTGAGATACGGGGCCTGACCTACGCTCGTGAGGAAATTAAAGCCCTGCTGGAGAACCACGCTGAAGATGTCGAAGACCTTATTTCTTCCTGATCATGTAGCGCAGAAAATTAGCAAGGACCGAAAGGCTGAGACTTCAGCCGAGTCGTCCCCTGTAGATAGCGCGTATGTTAACACCGCGGATCGAGTATTAGATCCTGCACTTTTAGATACATCCCTGATGGATCGACTTCCTCAACCTACGGGTTGGCGACTGTTGGTTATGCCGTACCAAGGTACGAGCAAAACGCAGGGGGGTATTCACATCCCTGACGAAATCCGAGCTCGAGAGGCCGTGGCGACTGTTGTAGCTTACGTTCTGAAGCTTGGTCCTTTGGCATATAAAGACCCCGGCAAGTTCGGTGTCGATGCTTCACCGTGGTGTGGAGAAGGTCAATGGGTTTGTATTGGCCGATATTCCGGTTCTCGTTTTAAGATTGACGGTGGAGAAGTTCGCATCATTAACGATGATGAAGTTATCGCCACACTCTTAGAACCTGACGATATCAAGCACGTCTAGGAGATGACAATGTCACAAGAAAACGAAGAGGTCCTTGATGAAGAGGACACAGGCGTAGAAGTCGAAATTGATTCTACGGACCCAGAAGAAACTCCGTCTAAAACTGAAGATGTTGTAGCGGATCCTGCTCCTGATGAGGATGAGCTTGAAAGCTATAGTCAAAAGGTTCAGGGCCGGATTAAAAAGCTGACGGAGAAATACCGTAAAGAAGAGCGTGACCGTGAAGAAGCGGTTACTATGGCTCAACGGCTTTTAAATGAGAACACCAAGCTCAAGACCCAAGTCAAAAACTTGGATAAGGGCTACGTTAACTCAGAAGAGGGGCGTATTAAGAGTCAGGTTGCCGCTGTTAAACAGCAGTATCGTGAAGCGTATGACAATGGTGACAGCGACGCAATGTTTGCAGCGCAAGAGCAGTTGTCTCAAATGACCCTCATGCAAGAGCGTGTTCGGGTTGCTAAACAACGTCTATCTGTTCAGGAAGCCGAACCTGCAGCACAGGAAGTACAACAGCCTGCCGCTGCACCGCAGCAAAAGGCAGCTACGCCAGACCCTAGAGCCCAAGATTGGGCCGATAAAAACGAATGGTTTGGCTCAGACGAAGTTATGACTTATGCTTCATTTGGCATTCATCGCAAATTAGTTGAAGAAGAAGGGTTTGACCCGTCGAGCGATGAGTACTATAGTGAAGTTGACAAACGCATGCGCTCGGAGTTTCCACAGAAATTCAAAGCGGCGAAAAGATCGGGCGGAGCACAGGTCGCACCTGCTGGCGCTTCAGCTACCCGCAGTACAGCTAAATCAGGGCGCAGGTCGGTGAAGCTATCACCATCACAAATTGCGATGGCAAAACGTTTAAACGTCCCGCTTGAAGAATATGCAAAGTATGTGAAGGATTGAGAACATGACTGACAGAAAACCTCGCGCAAGCGAAACACGCGAAACAGAAACGCGCCGTAAACCATGGGCCCCGCCCAGCCGCCTTGCTGCACCCGAGCCCCCTGTGGGCTATGTGCATCGTTGGATTCGTACCGCAATGCGCGGTGAAGACGATAAGATGAACGTCAACACCAAACTACGCGAAGGATGGGAACCTGTTCGTAAGGACGAGTATCCAGACTACGAAGCACCCACAATTGACGAAGGTCGATTTGAGGGAATCATCGGACAAGGTGGACTGATGCTGTGCCGCATACCTGTCGAAACCGCCAATGAACGATCCGCGTATTACGGGACCCGGACCCGCGAACAAATGGTAGCAGTAGATCAGGATTTAATGAAGGACCAACATCCTTCTATGCCGATAACTAACAGTC